CGCAAGCGCGAACTAAACAAATAAATTATTCACTTTCTTTAAAATAATCATTCGGTATAGTAAGCACATACGTATGCCCGTACTTTTTGAAAGATTTTATGCCAAAATCAGTTACCAATTTATCTATTTTGTTATTCTGCAAAAGTCGCTGTAGGTAACGCTTTCCGCATTTTTTCTTATCGCAGTATTCGGATATTGTCATTTCCATATAGGCAAAGATAAATTAAGTTCGCAGAAACGAATTATTTATTTTGTTGGTAATAAAATGTTTTGTACATTTGTACGAACTATGGAAGATCGAAAAGAATATTTACCGGATTTTTTGACGAGGCTGGCGTAAGAAATATACAGAAACTAACCATAAGAGGTAATCTTTGGTGGTCGGGTGGCATGTATGTTTACTACACGCCTACGCATTGGATGAAAGAATAATGTTGAGGATGATGGAAAAGAGTGTAACTTTGGAATACGGGATATTGAGCAAAGAAGGTCGGAGAACGCTAACTACGTGCCCGCTGTGTTGCCCATCTCGCCAATGGATTCCAACAATGCCAATTCCATAACAAAAACGCCGGTAATGTTATTCGTGTTCTGATATTTCAGCGCGCATGAAACAATAAGTTAATGAGGGGTTCTTATCCGTAGGATGGGCGATGGTGGGTTAAATTAGTAAACATTAATACATTTGCATTATGCATCTAATAATAGGCAAGACGGTTGACGAGACGAGGCAGCATAACTTTACTGTATGGTGCCAATATATGGCGAATGGTGGCGCATGGGACTTCGATAAATACATTCATATGTATGCGTTTGCCAACGACCACGTAACGCCGCACCCTGAGTTAGAGCCAGATATGAAGCAATAAAATAATAAAGAATGTGGGGAGCTACGGGTATGGAATCCCGGGCCACGCTCAACCGGATTGAGTAGGTAGTTCAATATCTATAGAATACCCCGCCTCATTACCAACAGCACAGGTAATATAGAACCTGCATAGCTTCTTAATCTACGCGTAATGATTACAGTTATGATGGCTACTTCGGTAGCCTTTGTTGTTTATATGCGCTAATGAAATAGTCAATACACATATAACATCATATAAATGCGAAGGTACTCCGGCAAGTCTGACATTTGTGTGCAATACATGGAACACTGCGCAAAAGGACACCTACCACTTTTTTTAATTCATGTTGCCGATAAATAACAGCTTATCTATATTCGTGCGCGTGTAACAAGTCATTTTGTTGCCAAATATTGTTGCCAAAATATACTTTGTGTTGCAAAGTGCTTTATCTTTGTGTTTATGGATATTCAAATAACAAACAACACAGATAAGCCCGCAGTATTTCCGGCAGGGTTTGTTGGTATTATGCCTGATGGCAATATAAAAGCATCTCCTATGCTGTTTCCCTCGGATATATTAAACTTGCTTAATCCCGATTTACCAGCAAAAGAAGTTATATTTTACAAAGGCGCGTCTATTGGAATGAGTGGCGGAATTATTCCCGGTGCGTTGGAATATTTTGTAAATCCTGAAATTAAAGAATTATGAACAGAGAAGAAGGGCACTACCATATAAAGGTTAATGGCAAATGGGTAATTGCCTATTGGGATTCGTCATTAAGTTGGTTCTCATGGTTTGAAAAAGGGCATGGCACTAGGTCTTACGGCGTAGGTGCCAGTGGAGTGTTTGATGATTTTCAAGTAGAAAGTATTGAAATCAACGAAACCCGCATACCATCACCCGATGAACTAAAAATAATTTACATGGCACAAAATCCAATAGCTGCATGGGAAAGATTTTTTATAGCAAAGGATGGTACTATGGTAAAATATTGTATTGAAAACATAGACGAGTATAATAAATAAATGGCCCTACTCACCAAAAAAGAATTTACCGCACTGTGCGGGATCAAAACAAACCGCCTATCTGTTGAAATAGAGAGGGGCAAAGTGATATTAGGGGATAATGACATGGTAGACCCGGATAATGAAACGAATGTAGCATTCAGGGAGCGGGTGCAATCCAAGCAGGCAGCAAAAAATGAGCAGATATCGCGCTCTGAAACATATGTTGAGCCAGGCGGCGATGATGAAGACGGCATTAACCCGTTAACGGTATCGGATAAGCGATATAAGCACTTTCTGGCACAAAAAACAGAAAAGGCAGTTGAGCTTGCCGACCTTGAAATAGCTAAGAAACGTGGTGTTGTTGTACCTTCAGAACTTATAAAACCCCTTTTTTCACAACATAATCAATCCATAATAACCGAATTCAAGAATCTGATGGATTCTGCCTTGCGCGTAGTGGGTAAAGAGTGCGACTTAACCGTGGAGCAGGCGGCAAGGATTAAAGGCGACTGGATTGCCGGGCTAAATGAGGCTATGGACAGGGCAAAAAAGGCAACCGCAAAGGGGATTGCAAACATTGTAGAGAATTATCAGGAAGCTAAATAATGTTCAACGATAGCAATTTTCAAATTAGCCGCTCTTATTTAGACCAGATACTTGATATTATTGAAAGCGACAACACCCGCATCAGTAATATTAAGCCATCGGATTGGGTAGAGGCTAATGTCGTTATGGAGGAGCCGTTCCCGGGCCTTTATTCCTACTCTCTTACTCCATATTGCCGGGAAATAATAGATTGCTTTGCTGTAGATCACCCGATGCTGTGGATTGCCATAATGAAGGGTGCGCAAATCGGGCTATCTTCAGGCGTTATCATACCAGCCCTGCTATGGTCAATTGTCAATGACCCGTGCCGCATATATTTCATGGTGGGCAGCGTTGACCTTGTTACGAAGGCCACCGAAAAGCTGGATAAAGGCATTGATGGAGCCGGGATAAGGGATTACATAAAGGCCCAAATTCAAAGAAAACGGGCGCAATCTACAGGCGATACCAACTATAAGAAGGATTTCCCCGGTGGGTTTATTCAAATAGACAATCCAAACAACCACGCTAACCTGCGTGATGTTTCGCTAAGAAAAGGCTTTTTTGATGATTTTGAGGCGGTAAAACAGGCATCTACCAAGGCGGGTAGCACCCGTAAGATGCTGGAACAAAGGTTCGCGGCATATGAAGGGCGGCACAAAATAGCGTACATATCTACTCCAGAACTAAAAGAAACCTCTAATATAGAACCTGCCTATGAATTGGGGGATTGCCGCAAATACATGATACCATGCCCATGCTGTGGTGTTTATATAGAGTGGAGGTGGACTGTGGTTAATGGCGATATAACCGGGGGTATTGTATGGGAGTGGGATAAAGAAGATGATACCAAGCTATTGCCGGGTTCTGTGCGGTACAAATGCCAGATGTGCGGCGAAACCTTTGATGATAAAAGGAAAGGCGAACTTTTGAATAAAGGCTATTGGCAGCCTACAAAAAAGCAAAGCAAGCCCGGATATTACAGCTATCATATCAGTGCGCTTTATGCGCCATTGGGCATGTACGGCTGGGAGCATTACGTTAATGATTACATAGAGGCGAACCCAAAAGGGCAGCCGAGGAAAGAAAGCCTTTGGAAAACCTTTGTGAATGTAGTGCTTGGTGAAACGTATGAAGGTAATGCCACTGAAACCAAGGCCAGTACAATCCAAAAGAACCAGCGTAATTACAAACCCGGCACAATACCTGAGAAGCTAAGTATGTCGGACGGGAACGGTCGAATTGTGCTGCTTACGTGCGCAGCGGACATGAACGGGAAAGATGAAGATGCAAGGCTTGACTATGAGATAGCAGCATGGAGTGAAGCCGGGGCCAGCTATAGTGTGCTGCATGGCAGCATAGGTACATTTATCCCTCGCGAAAGCCAATTAAAGAACAAGGAGGATAGAACGCCTTGGACTTATGAATTTGACAGGCAAAACAATGTATGGGATAAGTTCAAAGAGATAATTTTTAAAGAATATACTACAGATGGTGGCAGGCTCATGAAAATATATCAAAGCGGGCTTGACTGCGGGCATTTCTCCGCTAAATACGCTTATCCATTCATTGATAAAACGAATACATTCCCCCGACTGTATATTGTAGGATTGAAAGGAAAAGGGGAAGAAGAGTATATAAGAATGAACCGGGATTTGAAATATTTTACCCCGGCGAAGGAGCGCCCGAACCTTAATATTTTGACCGTTGGACGCATAAAGGATGATCTCGCAGAGTACATGCAATTGAACTGGAATGAGAATGAGCCATCGCAGCCTTTCGGTTTTATGAACTTCCCTATGTCCGAAAATGGTCTTTATGGATTCAGCAATTATTTTGAACACTTTGAAAGCGAGCATTGCGTTACAGAAGCAAATAAAGACGGCACAGGTATTAGCAATAGGTGGCAGAAAAAGAACAGCGCCGTTATGAATCACATGTGGGATTGCAGGGTCTATAACATGGCTATGCGCGAGATTATAGTTGATTCGCTACGCAAGGAATTGAAGCAACCTAAACTAACATGGAAAGAATATGTAGAGGCAATGCGCATAGTCACTAATAATTTCGGAGCAGGGAAGTGATAAATCCACCGCGCAAGGGATAAAAATACCCAAGCATTTGCCCTGAATCTACTTTAGCATCAAAGATAATTTCAATGGCGCTATCTGATGCAGTAGGTTTAGAAAGAGTTTCCCGCATCGTTGGGTATAAGCTTGTAAAAGGTAATTTCTCCGAAGATTCGCCAAACCTACCGCAGCGTATCGCAGTTCTAGCCGAAGCCAACACAAATAATCAATCTATTTTATCAGGAAGTGGCGGACTTGATCCATATCGCATTACATCGGCACAGCAAGCAGGTGGAAGATATGGCTACGGCAGCCCTGCTCATATTATAGCCCGCATATTATTCCCCGTGAACGGCGGCGGCACAATAGGCGGCATCCCTGTCTATGTCTATCCGCAACTAACGCCGGGTGGCGCAACAGCCAAAGTACAAACCATAACGGTAATCGGCACAGCAACGGCAAGCGGGACGCACCGTGTGGTTATAG